CGATGAACAAATAAAATCGAGACGAGTACCGAGGAGCGTGCATCGAGTAGCTTTAAACATATTAAATAGACTTGGTGAACGTAGAGAAAAGAATTGGGAACCGAGAGACGAGGAAGGAGAAGTACACTACAACGCTTCATTACAAGATATAGATTTTACAAAAGGTAAGTGGATGATACTTGGTCGAACTAATAAGCTCTGTGAAAAAGCAAGAGATCATTTGTATATGCAAGGATTAAGGTACGAATTTACAGGTGACAAGTATCTAGATAAAAATTCTATGTTAGCATATTCAACCTGGAAAAGATTAAATAATGGTGCGAGTATTGATTCAAAAGATGTCAAGGTTATGTATTCTTTTTTAAAAGTAAAACTAGGACATTTGAAAAGAGGTTTTGCAAGTGGTAAAACTTTGGATGGTGTGTATTCTGTAACACTAGAAGAACTAAAACAAAATCATGGTTTACTTGTTGAAGGTAGTTGGGAGCATCTTGACTTTGATGAAGATACAAAACAATTTATGAAACACTTAATACAAAATAATCATGATCTATTAAAAGAAGCTGATATTAAAATAATGACACTACATGGATCAAAAGGAAAAGAATCTGATAATGTAGTTTTATATACAGACTTTGGTGCAGATGAATATCAAAGTAATTTTATTGAAGGCGAGTTTGAAAAGTCACCAGATAATGAACACAGATTATTTTTTGTTGGTGTAACAAGAACTAAACAAAAACTTTATTTACTACAATCAGAGGAGGGTACAGGATATGTCATATAAATCATTGGACAAACAGGTTCAAGGAAATCACTATCAAGATTTTAAAATTCAGCCAGCTGAGTTTGTAAATCAAAACAAGTTGCTTTTTGCAGAAGGTAACGCTATAAAATACATCTGCAGACATTCTAGGAAAGGTAAACACTACGATATTAAAAAAGCAATACATTATTTAGAAATGATTTTGGAAAGAGATTATGGAGAATTTATTTAACGAAGAGATGTGGAACTCACCAGAAGAGTTTAAAGATTTAAGTAGTTATAAATATATAGCTATCGACTTAGAAACAAAAGATCCTGATCTTAAAAAAATGGGTTCCGGTTCTGTAAGAGGTAATGGTGAAATAATTGGCGTAGCTGTTGCAGTAGATGGCTGGTCCGGATATTATTCTTTTGGTCATGAACAAGGTAACTTCTTTGCAAAAGAAGCTGTCATGAAATGGGTAAAAGATATCTGCGCTTTACCATGTCCTAAAATATTTCATAATGCAATGTATGACGTGTGTTGGTTACGATCATATGGTGTAAAAATAAATGGAATCATTGTAGATACAATGATGATGGCCGCTGTATTAGATGAAAATAGATTGTATTACTCATTGAATTCATTATCTTTTTTAGAATTAGGTAAAGTTAAAAATGAAAAAGCTTTACAAGATGCAGCTGATAAAGCTGGTATAGATGCAAAATCTGAAATGTATAAACTTCCTGCATCAATGGTTGGAGCGTATGCAGAAATGGACGCCGAACTAACTTTACAATTATTTAAAAAATTTTCAGGACAAATAAAACAACAGAACCTACAAAAAATATTTAATTTAGAAACACAGTTGTTTCCTATGTTAGTAGATATGAAATTTAAGGGCGTTCGAGTAGACGTTGATAAAGCTCATCAACTAAAACGTGTATTAGAGAAAAGAGAAGCACAATGCCTTGCAAAAGTGAAACAAGTAACAGGAGTAGAAACACAAATATGGGCAGCAAGATCAATCGCCAAAGTTTTTGACAAACTTGGACTACCTTATTCCAGAACTGCGAAAAGTAACGCGCCATCATTTACAAAAGCTACACTAGAAAATCACGAAAATCCAGTGGTAAAAAATATTGCAGAAGCAAGAGAATTAAATAAAGCCCATACAACTTTTATAGATACAATATTAAAACATGAACACAATGGACGTATTCATGCTGACATAAATCAGTTAAGATCAGATGCAGGCGGTACTGTAACCGGACGTTTCTCATATTCTAATCCAAACTTACAACAAATACCTTCAAGAAACAATTTGTTAGGACCTGCAGTACGTGGTCTTTTTATACCTGAACAAGATTGTGATTGGGGTTGTTTTGACTATTCACAACAAGAACCAAGATTAGTTTTACATTATGCAGCAGAGCATCCTGTATTAAAAAATTCTGAGTCTGTTGTAGAAATGGTATCTAAATTTAATAAAGATCCTAAAATGGATTTCCATAAAATGGTTGCTAATCTTGCAAACATAGAAAGAAAACAAGCGAAGACAATTAATCTTGGTTTGTTTTATGGTATGGGTAAAGCAAAACTTCAACAGTCTTTGGATTTGGAAAACAAAGAAGATGCAGACCAATTGTTTAATAACTACCATGACAGTGTCCCTTTTGTAAAAGGTCTTATGGATGCCACAATGAGAGATGCTCAAAAAGATGGTGAGATTCAAACGATCGCCGGTAGAGTTTGTAGATTTGATAAATGGGAGGAGGCAAGGTTTGCTCCAGGTGAACTAAGGGCACCCATGACGTATGAAGAAGCGAGAGGCAAGTATGGAGAAGATAGAATTAGACGAGCCTTTACTTACAAAGCTTTAAATAAATTAATCCAAGGTTCTGCGGCTGATATGACCAAACAAGCTATGTTAGATTTGTATGAAGAAGGTATTACACCACATATACAAGTACATGATGAACTTGATATATCTGTCGAATCTGAGCATCAAGCACAAAAAATTATTGCAATAATGCAAGATGCAGTTAAACTTGTTGTCCGTAACAAAGTTGATTATGAAAAAGGTCCAACTTGGGGCGATGTAAAATGAGGAATTTTTATGGCATATTTAAATGTGAACGTACCACCAACTTATGCACAGATAAGAAGGGAGTATTTATATGATCTTAAAAAACATCATGGAGAAGTTGAAGATTGTATTATCTTTGGTTTATCCGCTCTTACAGGTCGTGCAATATTATTCCATGCTATTATGGAAAACGGTGCAATATTCTATCGCTTACCTATTAGCGCTTTTATTCAAAAGGGATTTGATGCATCCGGAGTGCCCACAAGAAGACTTGATGAACTTCAGCTTTGGAATTGTTTTAGTTACTATCCTTCTGTTAATCGTTGGGATATATTAGACGGTCAAGCAGGAAAATACATAGGAAAAGATAAAAAATGGCATCATGGTAAATATTTATTTACTGTTGACTTTGCACATCCTGAAAGTAATATATTAGACACTGATCATTCAGAGATTCCGCACGAACATAAGTGCGCACACATTATTGCCCTAGATGACGGCAATTTTGCAGCACAACCTAACAATAGATGTATATGGGATATACCTTCTTTCACTGTAAAGGACAGTATTCCTGACTGGAAAGTGCAAACCTCTGAGTGGAATGTTGAAGATAGTAAAGCATGGCGGACAGAAGATACCGACAAGTTTTTCTATGAAATAGAGGAGAAGAAAAATGATTAAAAAAATATTAGGATGGGCCTGGACTATAATTTGTTGGCCTTGGAAAAAATTAGTAAAGTGGCTTTGGACTAGATAATGCTCTCATGTAAGACATGTTTTCATCCTTGTCATTGTGGTGAAGATAATGATCTTCACGCTGATGAATACGGTGTATGCACCTGTGAAAAATGTACTTGCAAAAGAACTTATAAAAAAGAAAAAGATCACTCTACAGACATGACATACGAAAATGAGTAACAAACCTTTAAACATATCTGAATCCGCTGCCGTGCAGATGCCGATGAAGACGGTTGCTAGCTTGATTTTGCTCGTCGCAGCCGGCGTGTTCGCATATACCGAGCTGACTGCAAGGTTGGTATCGTTAGAGACATCACGTGAATTGTTTCAAAATGATTTACTTAAAAAATCAGAACAAGTCCCCGTGGACCAAGAACAAATATTTTTAATTGAAGATCTTTATAATACTGTAGAGAAAATGGAAAAGACTCAAGAGATGAATATGACAAACAAAGTTAATATAGAATTTTTAAGTGAACAATTAGATAAAGCATTAAAAGATATAGAAGAACTAAAAGACAAAGTTAGAGAAAACGGGGGTCATCAATGACAGAGATGGTGATAGCTTTACTTATGATTGTTAACGGAGAAATCAAAGAACACAGAATACAAGAGTCGATGTCCGAATGTTTAAAAGGCAAACGTGTCGCGACGAGAACTAATAAAAATAATAATATTCAGTATCAGTGCATAAAAAGTATGGCTGAACTTGAAAAAAATATAGATGGATCTTTGTCGATAAAAAAGCTAATATTAAACTAATGAATCTTACACGTAATTTCAGTCTTCAAGAACTGATTAAATCAGACACAGCTATTCGTAAAGGGATTGATAACAATCCTAATGCAGATCAAGTAGAAAAATTAAAAAGACTGTGTGAACACGTTCTCCAGCCGGTACGTGATCACTTCGGCAGGGTCAAGATAACGAGCGGATACCGTTCCCCTGAGCTTTGTGTTGCTATTGGTAGCTCTATAAATTCACAGCATGCCAAGGCCGAGGCCGCAGACTTCGAAGTAATTGGTGTAGATAATGCTGAAGTAGCTGATTGGGTATACATGAACTGTCAGCCAGATCAGCTTATTTTAGAATATTATACTCCGGGAGAACCTAATAGCGGGTGGATTCATGCAAGTTGGGTAGAATTCCAACCAAGAGCCCAATATATGAGAGCATATAGAGATAAAGAAACAAAGAAAACAAAATATCAACCCATTACGGGGAAAGCAGTAGACTTGGTCTAATGTCCGACAAAGTTTTTAAAGTATTTAGTAGAATAGATACCGTTACAGGGCACTGTCAACATTGTGATGAAGACTCTATTTTAGTTGCAATCGTATCAGAATTTTACAGATGTACTAATTGTGGTGAAGATACTAGACAGCACGTGAATGGTAGTATAAGATATCTGCAATTATCCGAAAGAGATAAAGAATGGTTAAGACAATATAAAGATGGCAAAGCGTAAGTTTACAAATTTTACACCAAGACCAAAACCTCGTAAAAGACCTAGACGTCACGTAAAATCATTAAACAAACACAAAAAACGTTCTTATAAAAAATATAACAGGCAAGGAAGAAAGCAATGATAGATATATTTACACATTTTACTTTTGTAAAAAATTATGATGAAATTAAAAACTTAAAAGAAAAAGTTTTAAAATACACAAAAGAAGACTGGGAAAAATACGATTACAGACAAAAAAATTATCAAGTTCATAATAGTACAAAAACAATTCCGTTAATTTGGAATGAAATGGATAAAGACAATTTAAGAAATTTAGAAAAAGATAAAAGAAAATTTTGGCCCGAAGCTGATAAATACAAAACAGACCTAGATTTATTATCTAATATTTTAAAAGAAAAATATGGTAAAGGTTTTATTGCAAGTGCTATGTTAATTAACCTACCAACAAGAAGTGTAATTAGACCTCATGTAGACAATTACGATCCCTATTTTGATAAAGTACATAGAACTCATTTAGCTGTTGTGACTGATGATGAAGTAATATTTACGGTTGGTGGTGAAGAAAAAAACATAGCAGAAGGTGAGATATTTGAAATAGATAATAGTCGTAAGCTTCATTTTGTTCACAATAATTCAGAAATTGACAGAATTCATCTGTTAGTAGATTGGCTACCCTCTTGACATTAATCCTAAAATATCCTATATAGATATAAAAGGAGAAAGATATGAGTGAAAAAAAACTAACATTAAAAGCAACTGGTATTTCACCAAAACAATGGGGTGTGTTGATACTAGAACTTAACTTAATGAAAAAAGCATGGAAGCCTTATGGAGTTAAATTAGATCTTCAAGCACCAGGAGTAAAAGCAATTGTCGAGAAAGGAACTAGACGATATGACTTTAAAGGAATTGACAAATAAATTAGATAACTTAGCTAATTTTTGGAATAAAACTAAAAACCCTAAATATAAAAAAGAATGGTACGCGCTACTTAAGCGGGTACCTTCGGCTTCGGTTTCGGAACAATAATATTTATTGGTCTACATTCAAATTTCACTACCATTTTACTTTGTTCTATAATATCTTGTTCAACGTCTTCTATTTCTTTTAAATTTTTAAAGGTTTGTTGAGCAACTGCATATCCATTTAATACGCAATCATAATGACTACTAAAACTGGCTTTAACTGAATAATGACTCGATGGGCATTCTCCAGTAACCATAGAACATAAATGTAGTACAAGTATAAATTTAGTCATTGACTCCTGTTGTAATTTTTATATAAAATCCTATATGTCAGAAATAACTTTGAAAGGATATAACAAATGACAGATATAAGCAAATACAAAAGTATAGCAATCGATCATGACTGCTATAATAAACTAACAAAACTATCGAAACATCTCGCACCTAAGCATGCCAAATTGTCTAGGGCACAAGTCGTAAAAGTATTAGTCGAAGAGAAAGTGGAGAAGTTAAATGGCAAACTTAGATAAAGAAATATGTCCCGTATGTAATGGTAATGGGTACGTATTATCGGGTGTAACCGTTTATCAATGTAGTTACTGTGATTCTCAGGGCGAGATACCGAAGCGAGAAGCGAGTGTCGAGGAGCTACAGAAAATGATTGAAGAGTTTAAAATACATAGAGGTGTGTTGCAAGCAAAAATAAAACAACAAGCTTCAAGGATTGCTGAACTAGAAAATTATTTAAACGTCCAAGAATATAAACGTAAGGCTCTATCATGATTAGTGAATTGGATCTTGCGTACATTGCAGGTCTCTTTGATGGTGAGGGTAGTATCTCTTACAAACAATACATGAGAAAGAGAGAAAATAATATAAAACCATATCCAACATGGCAGATAAGAATGGAAATGGCTATGACTGATCGATCTATTTTAATGTGGGTATGTGAAGTCTTAGGTGTAGGAACTGTAACAGAAAAAAGATACAAGACTCCATATGCTGTTGGTTGGAAAAAACAATGGCGTTGGAGATGTAGTCACCAGGATGCTTACTACGTAGCGCGTTTGCTTTGGCCATGGGCTCATGTAAAATTAGATGGAATACAAAAAATTATAGAACACTATGCATCTAAAAAATTAAACATAAAGACACAAGACAACATTGTAGATTTAGAAGACTACAGGAAAGGAAAAAATGAAGTTAAAGGACCCAATAGCATTAACTGATGAACTTAAAACTGAAAAGTTTAGAAATGAAAAGTTACATAAGAAATGCAATAAATTATTAAAACAAAGTAAGGAACAAGAAGAAGAGATATCTGATCTAAATGAATATATTGATTCTTTGGAAGCACAGATTACTGATTATAAAAGAAGATTTGTCCCTGACTTTAAAATGTTGAGTGAGGGTGGTGAGTCGGTTCCAATATCTGATTTAAAAATTATGTCAGACAAGGCCAGACGTTCTATGGCTAAGCGTTTTGTCAAAAAATATGGTGAGGAATGGGTTCGAGTTAATATTTTAGAGAATAAAAATCTTAAATGAGAAAAGCACGAATCGTCAAAGATATAAAAATTGCTAAACATAAATTTTTATTAGAGATATATTTAGCATTAGAAGGTCATAGAGATATCTGTTGGGAGATATTTCCTCACGACCATAAAAGTGCATTATACGCTTTTGAAAACAAACAAAAAATAGAAAAAATAATAGAAAGGAAACACTTATATGAGCCAAAAAAATAAGTGTATGATGTGTGGAACTGAGCTTCGATGGAACAATGATTTTGATACTGAAGATCAAGAAGAATACTCAATTGTTAGTATGTACGAATGCATGAATGAAGAGTGTAAAGCTTGGTATGAAATATATCATGGCAAACCAACTAAGGAATTAAATTAATGAAATGGAATAAAAAATATACTTATCCTACATCAACTAGGGCTTTGGTAAATGATGAGAGAATCTATGATGTATCTCAAGAAAAATTACCGAGTGTTACAACCATATTATCAGCCACGACGCCTCAAGATAAGCTAGATGCTATCGCTAAATGGAAAGCGCGTGTAGGTACTGAAGAGGCGGATCGTGTTAAAAATACGGCAGCTAATAGAGGGACTTTAATGCATAGCATTTTAGAGGGTCATATACTTGGAAAAGAGGTCCTAGATCTCACAGAGAAGGGCCAGGAGGCTCATTCTATGGCTAAAACGATCATCGATAAGGGTTTACCTGATTTAGAGGAAATATGGGGCTCTGAGGTGGTAGTATCGTACCCTGGGCTGTATGCTGGGGCGACTGACCTCGTTGGAATATATATGGGGCGTGATAGTATAATAGACTTTAAACAATCGAACAAACCTAAACGTGCGGAGTGGATAACTGATTATAAACTTCAAATGGTTGCCTATGCGATGGCCCATGACTTTGTGCATGGTTCTGAGATCGAGCAAGGAGTTATATTGATGTGTACGCCTGATAACTTCTTTCAACGATTTATAGTCAATGGCTCCGAGTTTCGAGCGTTAAAGGTGGAGTGGTTGAAGAGAATAGACGCTTTCTACGCGTCGCGCGAGGCGAGAGGCTAGCATGGAGCAACGAGGGGCGAGGATAATGTGGAATCCACAAAAATTTTGTGGAAACTACCCCAAAAAGGGGCTGTTGTTTAGAATGATTCTAAACTGGAGGGGTATTTTAGGGTTTTCCACTGTGGAAACACCCC